AGATATTGAATCTATAAAGAGCAAAACTATTGAGCTACAAACTAAAAAGAACCTTGCTAAAAAGAAAGATGTAAATGAAGAAATAACTCCATTCAGAAATGAGATGTTAGAATTCATATCAAAATACAATAAAAAGTTTTCTGAAACAGAATTCAAGAATAAAGAAAGCAAGGATATTCTAAACAACTTCATAAATGAAATCGAGAATGCTGTTAATAAAGTTTTAGGAGAGTCAATCAATGACTAGAATATATTATATATTTGTATGTCGTGTTTATTTTTCTTTTTAAGAAGGGGTTTGCTGACTTAGGTCAGTAAACCTTTCTTATTTCAGTAATTGGTTGACTATATGGAATTATTACAAATAGAATAAAATATCACAAATAAATGAATAAACATTTGCAGTATAAAATAAAATATTGTAAGTTTACATCATAAACAAAAAAAACAATGGAAAATTTTGATATTAACCTTTACGGAAAAGACTACTTAATAGATTTTGACTATGAAACAGAAACAGACAATGATTCATTCGATCATGAGTTTGGAACTGAAAATATTAAAGATTATAAATTTATTTCTTCAATTACCATTAATGAAATATCAGATGAGTATGGAGTTGATGTTACTCATAGATTCAATAAGAAATATGTAGAGGAAATTCTTTTAGTAAAGCATCAAGAAGAAATATTAAAAAGCGAATAATGAACACTTTAGAAATAGTACTAGGAATATTGAAAGATTATCAAGATTTAGAATATGATAGTCTTGATATTCAAGGAATAATGCACATGAGAAAGCAGTTATCTACTCATGGAGTTTTTCTATCAAGTGAATTAGCTCTTGCAAGAAAAGATTGGAAGCAGAAGGAAGCTAATTATGAGATCCTAAAAAATCAAAAAAGAGTTAAATTATTGGATAAAGGAACAACAAAGGCCAACTGGATTGCAAGAGCAAATTTAGAAGCTGAATTGAATGAATCGGTAGAAGCAGAATCGTTGTATTATGAATTTTACAATATCCTGCAATTCCTTAAAGAAGTTCTATCTGAAATGAATCAAAGAATTGCAATACTTAGAGAAGAATATAAACAGTCCACTTATGGACAAAAACAAGTATAATAGATGGCAATATGAAGCGAATAACAGTGAACAGCAATAAAATTATTTTTTTAAATTTAAAACAATTTACAGTATGGAAAAAGCAGTTAAAAAATTACTAAGCGAAGTAATAAGTGCGAGTATTGAACAGTATGAACAACATAGAGGTGTTTATGTAAAAGATAGCGAGTGGACTAATGATGCAATAGGAAAAGCACTTATGAACACAATGGAAGTGAAATTTAAAACATTAAATTTATTGTATGTTAGCGATATGTTTTGCCAATGCTCTGAAAAAGAACCATATACGCATAAAGACGGAATAACTTATTGTAATAAATGTAAACAGGAAATTGTTTAGGGCAATATTAACGCTAAAGATGTGATAAGTAAGAAACAATATTTAAAAGCACTAAACATCGTAAAAGAATACGAAAAGCAATTACGTATAGGTAGTGTTGTGCGTAGTACGGAATTAAAAACTGTATTCTTTGATGATACTTGGTATGGTGTAACTATTGAAGTTGACGAAATTGATATTAAAAACCAATATGAATTTGCACAGATAGTAGATATTTTACTTACAGAAAAACAACAAGAAGAATTTACTTGTAATGACACCTCAAGAGAATTTAAAGTACATCACCACCGAATTAAAAAAATGTTTACGTACATAAATAGCAAAAAGAATGTTTGGCGTAAAAAGTAGTATTACGCACAACACCGATCTATAAATCGTTTTAATGATTTTATAAATCGCTGTTATGAATAACAAATTGAAATAATCACGACATGATTAAACACAACGGTAAAATATGTATAGAAAAGGATTGTACTGGACTTCTATTTGCTAAAAAACTTTGTAAATACCATTACAGCAAAAAGAACTTTAAACCTCTTAAACAGGCTAAAATTAAGCCAAAGGCAAAAAAGATAAAGTTTAATGATTTTGGATTTGATACCCAATTAGAAATGTTTCAACATTTATGGTTGAGTGAAATGCGAGAAACTGGTTCTGTAACCTGTAAAATATCAGGAAAAGACATAACTAGATTTAATGGTACTCAAAAGTTCTTAAATTGCTTTGCCCATATTCTACCAAAAGGAATGTTTGGTAAATTCAAATTGAATCCTGAAAATATGATGTTAGTTCATCCTGACGTGCATCATTTACTAGATCATTGTACAGAAGAAGACAGAGAAAAGCATCCTTCTTATGATTGGTATAAATTTTACGAAAAACAAAGTTATTTAAAATCAATATATTAGAAATGGCAAAGAAAAAAGGTAAAATAACCAAAGGTAACTTTGTGATTAAATTCAAAAAAGGATATTATATTGAAAACAAGGATTGGACTGACAAAACAATAGTATTTCATCATGACATTAAAAAGGCTAAGGTATTCACTTACAAGGAACACGCAGAAAGCTTTGATGGTTATACTTTGAAAACTTGGGACACCGAAATAGTTGAGTTATGAAAAGCGCATTAATAAATGACAGGTTTAGATTGATTTATATTTTGTCCTTTCTTCTATTCATTCTAGGATTAACAGTTTGTGCAATAGTGTATGAGCATAACAATTCTGAAAAGGCAAAGAAAGAGTATCAGGAAATGATTCAAAAAGAGCATAAAAAATTAAAAACCATAGAATTCACAAATAAGCTTTTAGATAAAAAATAAAACGACTAATAGGGAAGAAATTAACAATAGATATTAACACTTTAGGAAAATAGATATGACATTAAAAGAAAAATTATCATTTATTTATCGATCAGTATTTGTAATGATTTCTATCTCTATTATTGTATATGGAATAATATCGAATATTGATAAGGTAGAAAGGTTTATTTATTCATTGATAAATATTTTATAAAATGGCAAAGATTGAATTAAGAAAACAGAAGGAAATTAAAGATGTTCTTGGTCTTTGGATGCTAAGTCGAATTACAAGATCAATAGAATTATATCTTAGTTCAGCAGGAGATATTTCAGAGGACTTTATACATGAGAAAGGTTATAAGCCACTTTTGAAAATACAGGATATTAAAAAGAGAAATTGCAGAATAGTTTTACAGGTAATCTCTTTTGAAGAAAATGTTTATACAGTAGCTTTTTACAAGATTGAAGTACTAAAACCAAAAGAAAATAGAAATCAGCCATTGCCCTAGTAGTAGTTCTTTCAATAGCTCTATTATAATACATCCAAAATGTATTGGTAAAATGCACAGAGCAAGTCAGACTAGGTATGGTTGGTTTCATAAAAATATAAAATGAGTAGAATAAGAGATTATAAAGGGAGTAAAAAATGGTTGGAATTAATTGGTTCTGATATTGTAAAATTAAAATCGAAAACAATTAAGGAGTTTGTTAAAGAAATCCATTCTCCAGAAATACATTCCAGAGTAAGATCATTTGACGAAATAGAAGGATTATCACAAGATTGGTTAAATGATAGAGTATTCCTAGATGCTGATAGATATTATGATTCTATTGTTAAAAGAGGTCAAATCAATAATGAAACTACATTTGAAGATTTCATTAACAAAATAGAAGAAGAAAAGAATGAACTAAATGCAGAAAAAGGAAATCATGTTAGAATAAAACAAGAACTAATTGATATAATTGGAGTATGTGTTGCAATGGGAAAACATTACAGAATAGACATTTCAGGAGAATTTGAGAAGAAAATAATTATAAACGAAAAACGAAAAGATTAATGTATTGTGAGTAATGCACTACATTTTAAGAGTTATTAATATTAATAAATTAAATATATAAAGATGAATAAAATTGAAGTATTACAAAATTGTAAAGTAGAAGGAAACATAATAAAATTACCTGATACACAATTAGACAGAAAAGAGTATTTAGAAGTGAAAAAAGCTCTTGAATTAATTGGAGGAAAATGGAAAGGTGGAAAAGTATTTGGTTTTGTTTTTAAAGCAGACCCTACCGACTTACTTAATCAAATTGCAAATGGAGAAAACAGAAATCTAAAAAAGGAATTTCAGTTTTTTGCGACACCAAGTGATTTAGCAGAAAAGTTAGTTTATTATGCTGACTTAAAAAACCACGATACTATTTTAGAGCCAAGTGCGGGGCAAGGAGCAATTATTGAACACATAAATAAACAGTGTGATGTTGTGCCTGAATGCTTTGAGTTGATGGAAACAAACAAGATGATTTTGAATAAAACTGATTTGAAATTTGATTTAATTGGAGATGACTTTTTGAAAAGCAACGGTAAAGAATACTCTAAAATTATTGCAAACCCACCATTTTCAAAAAACCAAGATATTACTCACGTTTATAAAATGTTTGAAAAATTGGCTCGTGGTGGTAGAATTGTAACAATAATGAGCAAACATTGGCAAAATTCCACAAACAAAAAAGAAACTCAATTTAGAGAATTTTTAGAAGAATTAAACGCTGAAATAACAGATATTAATTCAGGCGAATTTAAAGAAAGTGGAACTTCAATTGCTACTGTAATAGTTACTATTGAAAAACCATTGTAGTATTGTCGGTAACGGCTAAGGGTCTGTTTTGACCCGATTTAATAACGAAATAATTTTATAAAAATGGAAAAAATTAAATGTATAACATTCGACAAAAAAGCACAGGATAATTTGCCACAGCACATTAAGGATAAAATGAAAGCTGACCGAGACAAAGCTCATAAAGAAATGGATAGTAAGGGTTTAAATTTAACTAAATAAATAGAAGAATGAAAGTATTAGAAAAGATTAAAGAGATTTGTGATGGTATAGAATACAGCAGACATATACCAAAAGAAGCCGAAGAATTAGCAAGGCAGCATAATATTGTAATTATAGTTGGCGGTTCTGATGATTTAATGTATTGCTATGGTGCGAAAAGTTATTTAACAGAATATTGCGAACACGGAGAGGGTTGGGACGGTTGCGACCTTGCAAAAGATGCAAGCGAAGAACAACTGCAAAAAGAAGCGAAACAATTAGGATTAAAGATTTTTTGGTGCGGAACTATTGCCGAAACAGGCGAAACAATTAAAGATTACGATACTAATAAAAGTGGAGCTTTTTCTTATACTGTAAATGATAATATTGAAGCTTTGGATTTTAAAGTATTGGAAAGAGGAGATGCTAATGATGTATATTGTACGGGCAAGATTATACAATTACCTAATAATTTTAGGATTTACCCGTAGCATTACGGCTAACGAATTAAGCTAAGAATAGTTGCTTGTAAATACTATTCAAATTACGCACAATGCTAAATGCAATTATTTTTAGCTTGTGTTAACCACGGTTTTATTATGAAAGATGCTTGGATAAATACAAATGGGGAATTGATAGAGGTTGGAGATATGCAACATAATAACTACGCCTCTGAATTACTTGAAAAAGAATTAGGTTTTGAAGGAATGATGAAATTATTAGATGATAATAATGATTGTTATCCTTACGAAATATTACACGATAGAGGGTGGATTAGAGTAAAAACTAATACATACGGAAATGGAACAAATAACGTAGAAATATTAGGCAACTGCATTGACTTGACTAAAATTATGAGGAATACAATAGACCCTCCAATGAATAGTAAACAAATGCAAGTAGCAAAAAGAATTTGCAAAGATAATAATGTAGATTTTAGTAATGCTATAAATGACAGACGCTTCCACTAAATTGTGGTTAATGAATAGAATAATAAGCGACTTTTTCAGTTGCTTTTTATTTGGTGTTAGTTTACGTTATGTTCTCTAACATACAAAATAAACTAATATAATTGTAAAAAGACTTGTGAGATACTAAATAAAGCCTTATATTTGTATAACAAAACAACGAAGTTCTGTAACTAAATAAAAAGAAGATGAAAAAAGTAACAATTTACACAAACGGAAAAAGCTTATTTACATTAGAAGACTATTCAAAAACAGCAGGTGTAAGCCATGTCTTAGGAATAACCATACATAGCGAAGCAAGTAAAAATATGGCACGTGCAATGCACACAAGCGGTCAAATGCACAGGCTAGAAGGCTTAGGAGACAGAAAGGAATTGCAAAATCTTTCTTTAAATAGAAATATGAAGTTGAATAACTTTAAAATTTCGTAATTATGTTTTGGATTTTAAACAAAGAAACGGATACTCCTTATAATTGTGGGAGTATTCCTGCGGTGGTAAAATTGACAGGGATTTTAAAAAGTAGGTTAACAGAGAATTTCAGCCGAAAAAAGAAAGATTCTTATAATACAGATATCTGGAGGATTGAGAAAATAGATATGTTGACTTCTGAGAGGCTAATGTAACGTTTAGTATATGAGCCTGTACTTGTATGGCTTATATACATTGTTACCTGACTGGTGCGATTTTAATGATATAAATTTTGAATAATGAACGATTTTAGTTTTAATAATTTTTTTGAGCGTGGGCAAATTAGTGAGGCACGAGCTAAAATAGAATACAATACAGAGCTATACACTCAAAATAATAATGCTGAATTTGGAAAATTAGATATGCTTGTTACTGATGAACTAATAAAGATGTGTAAAAACTCAAAACATATAATAATATATGGACACTCAAAGAGCGGAAAAATTATTTTAGGTAGATTAATATCTGAAAAAATAGGTTGTGATTTAATTGTTTCTGATGATTATATGTATTTAGGCTGGTCTAACAATATGTATTACATAAAAAAACTTTTACAAACAAAGCATAAAGATGAACAAATAATATTTGAGGGCGTACAAACCTGTAGATTATTGCGAAAAGGTGTGCAGTTGGATGATTATTATCCTGAATTAGTGATACACGTTACTTGTAATTATAGAAGCATTGAACAATGTTATTATAATGATAATGAACAATACAAACTAAAGGGCGGTAAGGTAAAGAGATTCAACGAAAAAATCCTTGATAAAATATTTTACGAATGGTGGGACATACTACCAACAGAAAATAGACCTAAAATTATAAATATAGATACGAGTTTTATTTAAAGTAAAAATATATTTACTTTTATTTGTTGGATAGTAATTTTATGTTTACATTTGAATATAATTTAAAACTTATAATTATGATAGTAGAAACAGTAACAAACGGGAATCAAAAATTAGACATTATTAAAGATGGTAATAAATATTACTTTGATTGCGATGGTGATTGGTATGACACAAGCTGGTGTGTTAACCCTTTACAGGCGTGTATTAATGATGCTAAAGAAGAATTAAATGAATTGGCATAATAGATTTAAGGCAATGAAGAAAGGAATGGGCTACACTAATTCTGATATTGCCAAAATAATAGGCAATACAGAAGATAGTATAAAAAGCACTACACAACCAAATAAGGAGTTGCCGAGATGGTTAAAACTTGCAATAGTAATTTATGAAAAACTAAAATAATGGATAAATACACACTTTACTACACAACAGAAATGATAAGGTATTCAGAAATGATAAAAAATAGCACAGGAATGTCTAAATCTGAAAAACTAATCTTAATTGACGGTATGATTAACCATTTAAAAGAGGGGAAGAAAAAAATTATTAAAACGGTTGACAAGCACGAACCTTCGAGTTTAGCACAAGTCTAAGCACTTGCAGGTAACGGTTTTAATAAAAAATCGTTTTAATGTTTTTTATTTTTTGTTGTAAATCTTTTAAAAATGCGTAATATGAAAAAAGGAGATAGAATTATATGGGATAGTGGTTTTGGATACGAGATTGGATATTTCATTAAAAGTAGTGATAATAATATGTATAATACTTATTTAGTAGATATATGCACAGGAATAATTACAAGAGAATGTATGCACTCTAAAAACGAGATTAAACCATATAATTCGGAAAATTTAGCAGAAATGCAAAAGAAATATAAATACATTAAAGAGTTTAGTAAGCATTTTTAATTGTTTACAATGGACAAATGTAAAGTGCGTTTAAATAGAATTCGATACGAGATAAGAATTTAATAATTAACTAAATAGCGAACGAAAATGAAAACACAAGTAGCAAATCTAATAGCAGGGGACTTTATAGAAAATACGCTAACCCTCGAAGTGGAGAACAAAAAAGAAATGTTAATCCAATTTGGAAAATACGCAATTGTTCCAATTAATGAGTATAATAAGTTAGTGAGCGAAGCTAATACGAGTAGAGAAGAATGCACTTTACATTCTGTTAGCGGTTTGTTCGTATTGTATAAAACTAATAAACTGATAGAATCTTTTTGGAATGGTAAAGAATGGCAAATGAATAAAGATAATTGCCCTACTTATAGTTGGGATAAAGCTAATGAGTATGCAGAAGTTATGGGGTGCAGTTTTACTGATGTAGAATAACCGCTAACGTGTTGAAATATGAAATGTAAAAGGTGTGGCGATAAATGTTGCAATGGTTTAGTCGCAAGTCGATATATCTCAGATACCTAAAATCTGACTTCGCCTCCGACAAGGGAAGCAACAGCCTTTTATTTTTTATATTTTGTGTTATTTACTTTTAAAAATTTAATAAATGGAACAGAAACGAAAAGCAAAATTAAGCGAGATACGAGAATGGTATAGATTTAATCTAAGCTTAGATATATGGACAGAAACAAGATTTAAAGACAAAGTAAGTTATACACACAAATTACCAGAAGAAACGTGGTATGGAGGCTATTGGTTTAATAGTGGTTATTTTGCTTTAATACAATGTAAATTATTTACAATACACATAATGTTTAAGTGGTGGTGCTTAAAATTTTAATTGTAATATAACGACTTTATACTGACATATTTTGTCTTACAAAACGCTGTAACTTATTAATTATCAGATAATGCACAATACAAGAAAATATACAAAATCTATAAGATTAGATTCTGAAACTATCGATCTAATAGCTTACTTAGATTCGATGAGTATTAGTTGGCAAAAACTCGTAGTTGATAACATTAAGGATATCTTAAAATGCAAGGCAGAGGAATTTAACTACATTGATGAAAGCGACTATCCTTTTTGATGGAAGTTCTTCTAAGTGAAATATTGCCAAATTTAAAGAAGTTCAGTTTTAGGGATTCTTACATAACAGGAACTATTAAGAATGAAGGAGTAAGATTTGTTATTAGGCCGCATTGGAAATTAGAGATGCACTATGTAGCAAGTAGTTATGCAGAAATGTTTTTAATTTTAGAAATAATCCACAATATATCACAAATAAATGAATAAATATTTGTAGGACAAAATAAAACATTGTACATTTACATCATAAACAAAACAAATAAATCAAAATGAGCAAAGATTACAAAGGGAAAATAGACACTTACTCGATTGTTAAAAACAAAAGCAATTTTGAAAAGGTAAAAATCAAGAGATCAAAAGATGCTTATGATGTGATAACGAAGTTTTATAGTACAGATATTGAGGTCTATGAAAGCTTTTTTATTTTATTATTAAATAGATCGAATCACGCATTGGGATATGCTAAAATTAGTCAGGGAGGAGTTGTCGGAACTATTGTTGATGTAAAGCTAATAGCGAAATATTGCGTTGATAGTTTATGTTCTGGAGTAGTTTTAGCACACAATCATCCTTCAGGAAATCTAGGGGTTAGTGATCCAGATGTTAGGGTAACTAAAAAAATAAAAGATGCTTTATTATTACTAGATGTGACAGTTTTAGACAGCTTAATATTAACAACAGAAGGCTATACATCAATGGCTGATGAAGGATTATTTTAAAAATATGATAGGAATTTTAGACACAGAAACAGGAGGGTTCGGAAGAACTTGTTTCCTACAAAGAAGGAGCTATGGAAGTAAATGGATTATCTCAAGAGCTTTTAGAAGAAGAAGGTATTGATGTGATTCAAGCAACTGGAGAAGTGATTAATTTTATCAACTCTTATAGCATTACGAAATTCATAGGCCACAACATAAAGTTTGATACTAAAAGAGTCCAATATCTTGCTGATAGATTTCATGGTAAAGATTTGACTTATATTGATGAAATATGTACATTGAAAATTGCGAAGGACAAAATCAGCGACATTGAAAACCATAAATTATCTACTCTTTGCGAGTATTTTAAAATAGATCACGAAGATTCACATACAGCGATTGGAGATTGCTCTGCAACTCTTGATTTGTACAAAAATTTAATACAGATATGAAAAGTTTTTTTGAATGCAATATATCCTTTAGAGAGGATGGAGAAGATAAGGACACAAAACAAGTGTTGCTTATAGATGCTTTAAGTTTTACGGAAAGTGAAGCTAGCATTGCTAAGTATTTTAAAGATCTAAATGCTTTGAATGTTATTAGCATGAATAGAGTTATTTTTGATGATCTTGTTTATGCAGAAGGTATTGAAGAATATTCTTGGTATGAATACAAAGTTAAAATGCGTTTAGATTCTGGAAAGGATATGTCCTTTAGGGGTTTAGTAGCTGATGATTCAGTTAAAAAAGCAACGGATCAATTAATAAAGTATTTAGAAGATTCAGATGGACTAACGGAAATAACTTCAATCAAGCAAAAACAAATTAACGATGTTATTCTTAGTAAATCAGATGAGAATTTTCCAGAAGAAGAACCTGTCATTTTGAGCTTCGATGAGCATAAGGATCTAACAATTAGGCTTGAAGATTTAAAAGAGCTAAACAGTAAGCTTAAAGAAAGTCTAGGAGCTGAAAGTATATCATTCAATAAATACAAAGTTCGGGCTTGTATTGAAAACAAAGATTTCATTATTGGAAAAACACTAGGAAAGAATATTAACAATACTTGGACTGAAGATTTTGTTGATGAAGATACTGGAGATGTTGTTTCAATTGAAAGACATGATCCATTAGTTTATTCTGGAACTACCATAGGTAAAGATGACTTTCAGGAGTTGTTAAATAGCAAAGAAGAATTTGTTGTACTAAAAAGGTAAAAATGGAACGAGAATTTAAGTTTAGGGCTTGGGATAAGCAAGATAAAAGAATGATTACTGATAAGCAGGAATTCATTCCTTTAATTGTAACATCTCATGGAATATTAAGACTAAATCCACATCATAAAGAAAGCTTTTATGAAATAATACCTATCGAAAGGTTTGATATAATGCAATTCACAGGATTTAATGATATATTTGGAATTGACATTTACGAAGGAGATAAAATCGATATTGGACACTTCAAGCAAAAGTATTTTGTTAAGTTTATAGATGGATCATTTAAGCTTTTAAATACTGAACTAAAAGATGACAATGGAAATCCTTTAGTTTGGGGATTGTTAAGCAGAGCTTACGAAATTGAGTACACAGAAAACAGTATTAAAGTTATTGGAAATATTCACGAATAAAATAAATAGAAATGAAAAAGGACATTAACCCAAAAGGGAACGTAAACGAAACTCTTAGCAAAGCAGAAGCTTTTAAGGAGCAAACAGAAAGCAAAGCAGTCAGAAGATTTAGTCAGTATGATACGGAGCTAAGAAGAAAGCTTGAATCAAACAAAGCAGTTTCTTCAATCATATTCTACGGAATAAAAGAAGGTCATTTTGCGGGTGGTCTTACTGGAGATATTGAAGTAATAGTTGAAGCCTTAGTAAATGGCATGAAAAGAGATCCAAATCTTTTGATTATATTCTCCACCATAACAAAGGTATTTGAAGCAGAACAGGCAAAGGAAGAAGTTGTTCAGAAGATAGATGAAAGGCAAACTCATCACAATATGGGAGTTGTAAATTCTTTTATTGAGCATTGTAAGATTGAAGGAATTAAGATTTCAGAGGATGCTTATGAAGAAGCTTTTGAATCTTTCTTTGGTGCATAGTTAATTAATTGCAAATCAAAAAAACACCAATACGAAAAATCATTTAAAGTTGATTTCTAAAATGAATAATCAATTAAAATTATTTGAAATACCTAAACAAGCTCCAAAGCCAAAAAGCAAATATAGGTGTAGAAAATGCAAACACATCTATAAGCATGAATACGGTAAGATGAAGTATTGCAAAATGCAGAAAGGTTATAATACAGCATACGGAGACAGGAAAATTAAAGCTAATGATTTTGGTTGTGAAATGTTCGAGCACAAAACGGTAACAGTTAAAAAAGGATATTCACTTGGGAAATCAACAAAAATTATAAAATTGAAAGAATTATGAAAAAGATAAATATATTATTAGCGATTGTAATGATTATAGGATTATCGTTACAAAGTATCAGTCAGGACAAATTGACTATTCCAACAAAAGACAGCACTTCATTTTATTGGAAAAACGGAAAGGAAGAAATAGTAAAAGTTTCATTCATAGCAAATTCAGAAGTTTTTGATATAATGTCTGAAGGTTGTTTTTCTAATTGTGTAATTAGTATTCTATCAGATGCAAAATTTAACCTAAAAAACAAAAGAAGCTATATACCAATTAAAGTAGCCATTATATCAGATGAGAAAGGAGGGGTAATGAGTAGTGTCGAATATGTTGGAACAAATTCATACGGTGCAGAACTTGAAACGGAAACTATGTATATTATCAATCCAGAGAACGGGAACATCTTAAAAGAGTTCTAGCGAGTTTTCAAAAGAAAGTTTGGTAATTTATAATTAATTAAGGATATTTATAGTCAATAATGGGAAAAGACAAAGAAAATAAAGAAAGAAAGTTACCAATTAAGCAAAGGTTGTTCTGTCAGGAATATATAATTGATTGGAATGGAACAAGGGCTTATAAGACTGTATATAAAGGAGCAAAGAATGATAACGTAGCAGGAGTAGAGGCACATAAGTTATTAAGGAAACCTAAGATTCAGGATTACATCAAAGAAATACAGGATAATTTAGAAGAGCAAGCAGGGATAAGTAAGCTTAAAATGATTCTTGAATTAACTAAAGTAATTGATTCTGATAGCGAAGATTCAAAAGAAAAAATAAAGGCTATCGCAGAAGTAAACAAGATGTTAGGTTACAATTCTACAATAAAAACAGACGTAACAACTAATGGGGAGTCTTTAAATTCAGGCTTATCAGATGAAGAGTTAGACGAAAAGATAAGAAAATTAAGTGGAAAGAAGGGATAAAATAGAGCTATTAAAACTTCTTGAAGAAAGGAGGGTAAGAACAGGAAGGACAAATTTTAAAGAGTTTGTCCTTTTTACCAAAGAAGATTATTCGATGGAATGGTTTCATTCTATTGTTTGTCATTATCTGGAGTTATTATCTGACAGGCACATTAAGAAGTTAATGATATTCATGCCACCTCAACATGGGAAAACCGAATTGTCGAGTAGACGGTTTCCTGCATATTTGTTAGGTAAGAACCCAAAAGAAAAAATAATACTAGGATCTTACAATTCAACGAAAGCATCAGAATTTGTAGTTGACTGCAATAGAATAATGAAAAGTGATGAATATAAATCACTATATCCAAAAACAGAATTAGATGGAAAGGACACCGAAATTTACTTTGAAGTAAATAAAGGATCTGGATATTTAAAAGGGGCAGGAATGGACTCTGGAGTAACTGGGACAACCGCAAGCTGCTATATTATTGATGATCCGTTTAAGGGAAGGATTACCGCAAACTCACAGAACACAAGGGATAAAGTTTGGATGACTCTAAATGATGATTTCAAAACAAGGATTGATAACAATGGTATTGAGCTTATGTTATTTACCCGTTGGCACGAAGATGACATTGCAGGAAGATTATTAAACGAAAATAGCGAATTCTTTGATGAAGAAGAAAGATCTGAATGGATTATTCTTTCTTTTCCTGCATTAAAAGAAGAAAAACAATTTTATAGCTCTGCAATAGATTATGATGATCCAAGAGAAATAGATGAAGCTCTTTGGGAATCAAAACATTCAAAATCCAAGTATATAAAAAGGAGAAGAATGAATCCAACTGGTTTCGCATCCCTAGATCAGCAAAGGCCATCTGCTGAAGAAGGAAATAAGATTAGGAGAGAATGGTTTGTTATCAAGAAGAAAAAAGAACTTCCGTTTAACCCAAGTACAGTAAAGGTTGATTACTTTATTGACGGTGCGTTTACCGAGAATACACAGAATGATGAAACAGGATTACTAGCTTGTCATTATCATAAGCAAACAGATGAATTGTACATATTTAATTGCTCTGGAATAAGAAAAGAATTATATGAGTTGTTGCCATATTTCAAGAGTTATGTTAAGTCAAATTTTTACAGTCCAACTTCAAGCATTTATATCGAGCTAAAAGCATCTGGACATCCTTTAAAGTCCATGCTGTCAAAGGTAGAATATGGAGGATTTAACGCAAGGGGTATTAATTCAAAAGTCGTAGGATTAGGAAAGTATAACAGGGTAGAAAATAGTGAACCATTTATTGCTAGTGGAAAAGTTATTTTAATCGAAGGAGGTTGGAATGCTACTTTCTTAGATCAATGTGCATCATTTCCTAACGGAGTGCATGATGATATGGTAGATGTGCTAACTTATGCGGTACACAAGTATCTAATCAAGAAATCTTCTGGAGGAGTAAGTTATGAATAATTATTTATTGCGAATGATTATTAATTCATAATAAGTAATAAAAACAGTAAATATTTTCAAAATAAGTAGAATAATCAATAAAACATTTTGATAATAACATATTAATTAGTAAGTTTGAAATATGAAGAAATTACAGATGCCTATACAAAACCAGATGTTATTAGAAAGATTTTTGATAGTTTTTTGAGTTAGTGCTTATATTTGATGTTTATTTGGGAAAGAGCTACAATGTTAGCTCTTTTTTTATGGAATTAAATAAAGTAAATACTTGCTTTATGTTGCATAATTGCTATATTTGTCCAGACAAACAAAGTATTATGGAATTGAGTAAATTGAAAGGATTAAGAAAATCAAAGGAGGTCAGTATAAAAGAACTCTCAAGAATAACAGGATTAAATAGAGATCGAATATCGCTAATCGAAAGAGGTCTTGTAAATCCTTCTTTTGAATCAGTCAAGAAAATTATTGAAGCATTAGGGAGTAGAATTGAAATTATATTTTAATGTTAGTAGCTAAAAGAACAGACGAATTAACAATTGGTAATACATTTACCTTTGATATTGATTTAAAGACAAGAAAACTCTTTGAATTCATTAGGTACAGTAAAAATAAAACAGTAATAAATTGCATTGATAAGGAAGCTTCTAAGCCTTGTGAAATTCACATAAAAAATCAAAAGTTTGTTTTTGTATTAAAAAAATAATACATTTGTTACTTAAGATTAAGATATTTTAATTATAAAAAAAAGAAATTATGAATTGTAATTGTCCAACATCAGGAATTTTAGGAGATATACCTTCAAGTACCTGTCCTTTCGATTTAAAACAAATACAAAAGATTATTATTGCTGTACAAGGCAAAGTAATTTGGGATTCTGCAATAGGTGATGGAACTGGTTTAGACGGTGTTCCTCAAGTAGATTCTCAATTAGATACTTTAGCAGATTGGGAAGCTTTAAGAACTGCTGTTGATGAAACTAAAGTTATCATTACTCCTTTCATTGGTGGAGATCCTATCATTGAAGCAGGAGAAGCTATTACAGAAGGTGGAGGAGATAATTCTTCGTTAAATGGTGTTGAAGAAGTGATCGGTGTAAACCCTTCTAAATTCTCATGTACATTTAAAAGCTTAACTCCTGCTCAAGAGAAAGCTTTAAAAGCTCCTAAGTGTGAAGCGGTAGAAGTTTACTTCGTTACTGAAGCTGCAAAGATTGTTGCTAACAAAATTGATGATGTTACAACGCTTCATAATGGTATCAAAGTTCAATCTTATTTCTTCGGAGATAGAAGCAACGAAGGCTATGCGACAAAAGACAAAAATACCATGTCGTTCTCATTACCTGAAGGTTGGTCTGAAAATATTGTATTGGTTTCTCCTATTGATTTTAATCCTTTATACGACTTGTAAATCGTATAAAACATAAATTTACATTATGGCTACTGCAAAAAAAGAACCTATTGTGTTGATTTCTATACAAAAAGAGAAAGGTAAGGATGGTAAGTCATCTAAGGAAAGGAAAGTTACTATCGAACACGCTAATAATCTTATGAGATTACAGGCAGAGAAGAAAAGAAAGAATGGTTGGAAGATTATAGATAAAAAATATATCTTTAAGAACAATGAGATTCAAAAAAGACCAGATAGTAAATAGAGTTAAAGAACCCTTTAATTCTGAATTGGTACAAAAAGGGCGAAACTACGAGAGTAGACTTCGCCTTTTTACTGAGCCAATGGAAGAAGAAGACCTGAAAGATGAATTCGGATGGAAAGCTTTTAAGAAATTCTTATCTGAAGTATTATCTTTAGAGCAAGATTTAAAGATATCTGAATTCATTCAGTTTCCTTTGACTGTTACTAACATAACAGAATCTATTGTAAAGGAATTATATAAGGTATTTGATGCCAGTAACTCTTTCTTTGATGTAAATGTTCTTAAATCAACAAAAAACGCCAAAATAGAAAAGATACTATCAAACATTAATATTGTTAACTGGATAGAAGAAGTTGGTAAATCAGTAATTAAAAACAGTCCGAACACAATAATCGTAATCGACAAAGATAAAGATGGTAATCCTTACCCTTTAGCTATTGAAAATGATAGATTAATTGATGTAATGCTGAAGGATGATGGTATTACTTGCGAGTATATCACATTTCTACATTCAGTTACGGGCAAAGATGAAACTAAAGAAACTAGATATTCCTTATATGATGATTATGCTTATTATGTAATCCTAAAAGTAAAAGACCAATACAAGATCGAAAAATCAACTCCTCATGGAGCTGATGAATGTCCTGCAAGAATGTTTGTTAACAAAAGCCTTAATTCTAAAGATTGGTTCTCTAGATTCTCTCATTTAGCGAGTTCATTAAGTAAATTAAATGAATGGCAGCAATTTGATGTTTATAAGTATTACACAGATCATTACGCACCATTTCCAGTACAAGAGATGGTTAAAGCTAATTGTAGCGTTGATGGTTGTCAAGATGGTTTCATAATGGATGAAACAACTTATCAATCAGATGGAGAATTGAAATACTTTAGCACTCCAAGAAAATGTCCTGCTTGTGAAAACAGAAATAAGATAGGAATTGGAGGAAGAATCCTTATTGATCCAGTTGAAGATGGAGAAAAGGATAATGTAGCAGGAAAATTCAGAATGATTTCTAATGATGTAAAGAATTTAGAATACATTCAAGGGAAATTGAATTTAATAGAAATGTCAGTAACTAACAAGATTGTTGGTGTTGACGCCCTAGTTGCTAAGACTGCAATAAACAAAACTCAAGTAATTGGATCATTCGAATCAAAAACTAATATACTGCTAAATATCAAATCTAATTTAGATGATATTTATGTTTGGATTGTATCAACAATAGCCAATATCTATATTAAGAATACTGAAATAGAAGTTAATGCAAACTTTGGTACAGAATGGTATTTAAAGCCTTATTCTGAAATCAACGAAGATTTTAAGAAAGCAATTGAATCTGGATTACCAACCGAAGAAATTGATCTAATTTATAATCAATTAATCGAAACGAAATACAAAGGGAATCCTTACAAAATTCAAAGATTGAAATTAATTAATTCTTTAAATCCAGTACCTTACAAAACATTTGACGAAAAGAAAAGCCTACTAGAATCAGAAATTATTACAAAAGATGATTTCATTATTTCTGAAAGATTAGTTACATTTGTTAAGAGATTTGAGAAAGATAACGGTGATATCCTTGATTTCGGGATAGATCAAGATGATAAAGTCAGATTAAATACTATCAGTAAACAGTTTAGAAATTACATAATTAAAGAAAGTACAGATGGAAAAGAAAATTAATGCGAATAAGTATGACATCTCAATTAAGCAGTTAGGAGAAATTGCTGAAGCGATAAATTTGCCAAAGAAAATTGACGAAGTCAATAAAGGACATTATCACGTTGCTTTTATTAAAAGTACTGCTAATACTAAAGAATTGAAATTCGACCATAAAGTTACTATTCAATGTTTTGGAGTAAAGGCTTTTAATTTACACAAGAAAAGATTCGGTCAGTTAGGTAAATCAAACATTGTTATCTTTCACGATCCTACAATTGGAGTTACTGATTCTGGAGATAATAAACTTAAAATATCTTATGATGAGATGAAGCAAATTGGGACAGCATTAGATATTGAATTTAATAACAATATTTCTAAAGTTGATATCGTTGCTAAACTTGAAGAAGTTAATGCTGATTTCACAATGGAATTAACGCTTGAGGAAACTAAATCATTATTCAATTTATAAACAATCTAAAGACTAAAGGGATATAGTTATGACAATAGAAGAAATAATTGCAAAGGCTAAAGAAGATGCTAATTTCAGAAAAGCATTAGTCACTTATTCATCTTCGACAGAAGAAGGAAAAGAAATTCTTAATAATTTTGCCATTGCTGAATACGACAAAAAGATTAAAGATAAAGTATCTGAAATACACACAGCTTACGACAATGATATACATGAGATCTTAGGAGAAAGAAAAGAAACAAATCAAAAGTCCTATGATTTCGTTAAAAAACTTGTTGGAGAGTTGAAAGAATTGAGAATAAAAAGCCCAGATGATAAAGACGAAAAGATCAAAGAGTTAAATCTTAAGATCAAAGAGTTTGAAGATTCTGGCAGTCATAATGAGCATTGGAAGAACACTTATGAAGAAGCTCTTAAAAAATGGGAAGAAAAAGAGCAAGAATTGAACGATAGTATCAAGACTATTAAAAGTGAATTTTCAGGTAATACTGTATTATCCGAACTAAATGCTGCAAAGGCAGGATTAAAGTTTATAGATAGTATTCCAGATGAAGCTATTAATGCAATGTACGAAGTTGAAAAGAATAAGATTCTGAAAAATGCAAAAATTGAAAATGGTAAAATTACCTATTTCAATGAGGATGGTTCTCCAGCGATGAACGAAAGTTACAAGCCAGTATCAGCACAAGAGATTTTAGCTAAATCACTTGGAGTAGTATTAGCAGTTAAGGAAAGTTCAGGAGGAGGAGCGCCAGCAAATATTAAGTTTGGAGAAATCCATACAGAAGGCGAAGGGGATAATGCCAAATCAAAACTTGTACTCGATAAAGAGTCGTTTAAGAGCAAAACGGAATTTCAAGAAGTTGCAGCAAAAGCTTTGAAAAATCAAGGTGTAGCAATGGGAGATGAAAAATATGATGCTTTATTAGATGGAGCTTATGCTGAATACGAAGTTGAAAAGTTAGAAATGTAATATTAATTTTTAAAACCTTTTAAAATGAGTTTATTAGCAACTTATAAGCAGGAGATTAGAACAAAAATCCCTAACCCTGTTGAACGTGCAGAATGGAGATTCACACGTTATGGCTTACTGACAGCAGTAAAAGAAATGACCGCTTCGCCAGAGTCGATTATTAACACAGAACTTCGAGAAAAAGCAATGGCTTCTGAAGGAAGAGATCTTAAGATTCCTGTTTTCAAAATTGGAGATGTTACAGTCAAAGACGTGAGAAGTTGCGTAATTGATGATCTTGAAAACACTACTGAATTGGTAGATGTTGTTTGGGCTACGATGGTAGCAGATATTTCTATGAAGAAATCAGAACATCATAAGAACGAAGTTTCTTATCTTGAAGATTTGAATAGAAAGTTATTAACAGTTGACAATGCGTTTGCGAAAGCAGTTGAAGGATTGATCGATACGACTTTAGATACTGAAAAATCAGTTATCTATAACTCTGGCTTAGTTGGAGCAACAGGTTCATACCCTCTAGTAGGTGGAGCTATGCAAGTTGCATTAGCACAGCAAGAGTATTTCTTTAATGATCTTTCTGTAATCATGGAAGAAGATGATTTTCATGCAGCACCATATGTTGTTCTTGGATCTACTGGTTTGATGAGTCCAGTTACTCATTACATCAATCAAGGAGCAGGAAACGATGAGAATTTGCAGTACCAATTTGGTAACTATTCTTTCAGATTCTCTAATCATGTAACCGTATCGGCTGCATCTCGTTCTTCTGCATACTGCATGCCAAATGGTTCAATTGGATTAATGACTAGAATTGGTATCGACTCTGAACTTGGTAACAAAGCAGGAGATGGTACAGATTGGAGCAAAACATTCATGCCGACTTTAGGTCATGAAGTAGGAGTTATGTACAAATCTAAATGCTCTGATTTATCAGGACAGACAGGTTTAGAGCATTTATCTGCTTCGATGGTTGAGAACTGGCAATTTTCTTTTGATGTAGCTCTTGTAGTTCCTTTCAATAGTGATCCTGCAACAATCGCAGGTGCAATCAAGAAATTTGATTTCTTATCAGCTTAGAAAAGGAAGTATAAAATATCATATAATATCAAAGGCACTTCTGAAACCGAAGTGCCTTTTTTTAACTATTTAATAACTTTATCATGCACAATTCAACTAAAGTAAAAGAATGTTTAAAGCCTGTTGTTGGTTGGAAAGACCATTATGATCTAAATGAAATACCTGCATTGTCTGATGGGTTAAAGGTTTCTGAATCTGGAGAATACTATCAAGAAAAGCATCCTGCATTAAGATTAGATTTAATAAAGGCCACACTTCCGGAAAACAGAGATTTAGAAGAATATTTGAATGAAATGGAAGAATCTGCAATTGTAGAATGTTTAAATGACGTTTCCAATCTAAAGCAGATGAACAAGGTTGGTAAAGAAATAGTATCAAATGATATTATTTACAATCAAGGAGGTTGGGTTAACAAGACGATATTAAACGAAAGTAGATTTGTAGGAATAAGGTTTAGACCACAGATGTATATAGGATTAAAAGCACAAATCAACAAACTAGCTTTACAATTCACACACGCACAAGCACAAGATCCTGACGGATTGAAAATATATTTATACCATTCTCACAAAGAATCAGCATTATTAGAGATAAATTTTAAAACTGATACAGGAAATCAGTTCAATTGGATAGAAGCAAATGTCGAAATGTTTGCAGTTGACAGCGATTTAGCAGGAGGAGAGTTCTTCTTAGGATATTATCAGGATGATATTGTAGGAAATGCAGTTTCTTATGAAAAGTTAAATTGGAGATTTGGATATTGTACTACTTGCGATGGAGGAGCTAGTTCAGCAAAATATAACAAGATTGCAAAATATGTAAATATGCAGGGTTTTTATTTACCTGCTGATAGCATACATTCAGAAAGAAAAATGTTTGATCCTGAAGCTATTATCGAAAATAACAATACCAATTACGGATTTAACTTCAATATTACAGTAAAATGCGACTTAACCGAATTCTGGTGTACAAATAGACTGACTTTAAAAGAATTGATATCATTAAAAGTTGTTCATAAGATATTAAAAACTATTTCCTTTTCGCAGCAAATCAATCATGTTGAAGAACAATTGAAGATGATGATTATAAGAGATCTGGAAGGAGATAAAGAAACAAACTATATAAACATACCGCAGCAGTACGAAAAAGCTCTTAAAACAGCTAGATTCAATTACAGTTCTTTAAATAAAGTTTGCTTGCCTTGTTCTGTAAATTCTGGAGTAACTTACGGTGTAGTATAATGAATGCGTTTGATAAAGCTAGGAATAAGATAAAAGAATTAGAAGCTTTGATAAATCCAACTATGCAGAAGGTTTTTGATAAGTATGATTATGTTATCCATGATTATCAAACAGATGAACAGTTATTTAAAAAGGGAGAAAGAAGCGATGGAAGTATTATAAGAAATATACGAACTGGTGAAGGCTACACCCCTTATACAATAAAACTGAAAAAACAGAAAGGGCAACCTACAAATAGGGTTACATGGAAAGACACAGGCCGTTTACATAAAGAAATAAAGGTTATAGCAAATGATGAGTTTGTTGTAATAAAAACAAGTGTTCCTTATGCTGATAAGTTATTTAAAAAGTACGGAGATGATGTTTTGGGAATACAAAAGGAATTCCTAGAAAAATTCTTAGATTTGTACATATTACCAACCTTAAAAGAAGAATTTGATGATACAATTGCAAAATCCTAATGTACCAGAACCAACTAGAGCTATTGAAATTGATAAGGCAATTTATGAGCTACAATTGGTTTTAGATGTTAATCTAGATTGGCTTACACATGACTATGCAAGATGTTACAGGCATTTAGATAGGAAGGAACATAAATTATATTTTCCAGAAATTTACATTGGTGGAGATAATAAGTCTTACCATTCAGTAACTCCAGACAATGACAAAAAGGGATTGTGCTTTTTTGTAGTTGGAAAGGAAAGGATTGATGATTTCGAGAGATCACATAATTATCTCAAGTATGATGTTGGGATTGTATTTTGGGTAAATCTTGAAAAGATAGATTCAGATCTTTTAAAAACAGAATACTTTAGACAGAATCTAATTAGTGATGCAAGGGAAATTTTAACCAGAAGATCAGGAGGTTTATCATTCAATTTAAAGATTAAAGAAGCGGTTACAGAATTCAAAGAGGTTTATAAAGAATTTGACTTGAGCGAAAAGGAGAATTATTCTAAAGCTCCTTATGCTGCGTTCAGAATTAATTGTGAGTTTGTAATGTCAGAGAATTGCGGAGATAATTTCTTCGATCCTGCAAAGGCTTTACTTCAGAATGTTTCAGAAAGTGATATCCTAGATATATTGTTACCTACAATAGATTTTTCGATTGATGCTAACTTTAATTCATTAACAGAACAACAAAAGACAGATTTAATTAGTAAATTGTAAGCATGGAAAATTTATTATATTTCTTCTTATTCCATTACGGGATAATGTTCATTTTGAAAAAGAATAATATTGTAAGAAGATTAAACACTTTGTCAAGAATGACACGAAGGTTTAGTAAATTATCAGAATTCATTTATGATGTTTCAGAATGCAATTTCTGTTTATCTCATCATATAGGATTGTTGATTATAATTACTTTATTCTTTATTTTTAAGCTAGATTACATTTATTTAACATATCCATTAATGAGTTCATCTATTATGAACATAATACAGAGATTAAGCAATGAATAAAGTTGAGATAAATAAACACGCAATTGAGTTTTATGATGGAGCTGAATACCTTCCAATGAAAAGGTATCAGAGATTCAATAAGTATTTACTGATCGATAATGAAGTGGGTTCTGACTTTACGGACTTTGAATTAAGAAGCTCAAAAGCAGTAGAGTTTTTAAAGAAAGGATTAACAGATGAAGCGATAAAGGAGTTAGAGAACAGAAGAATGATGGTTTTTAATTCGTTCATGGAGTATAGTCCTAGAGGAATGGCATTAGCTCTATTAGTACATAAAATTGATAATGTTGTTTACAAAGATATATCCTCTGAAGGACTTCAATTAGTTCTCGATAAACTTGATGAAATAGGATTTACAGAAAAGCAATCTACTGAAAAGGTAGATGAAGTAAAAAAAAAATTCAAAATGAATTGGGATTATATTTTCCTAAAGAATTCAGGAACGTAGAAGAAGTTGAATATAATGTTGAATTAATAAATAAAATGCAGCTTGAGGTTTCTCAGGTATTAGAAGAGTCAGATGAAAATGTAGAAAGAGAAATATTTGATTCTGAAAAAAGACTACTGTTAAAAAACACTCCTAACATATGGAATGTAAATACAGAAGGGAATTCAGAGATAGAAATGGAAGTAGACTTTGAAAAGTTTATGATTGCTATCTCTGAACATACAAACGAAAATATTGATGATATTTCGGTATTTAGGTTTTATGTGATAGTTGAGTTTATTAAAGAAAAATCTATTAAAAATGGCTAATGCAATACTTAATTATAAAGACATAATAGGCGAAGATGATTCCTTTAAGGAAATATTTAAAAGAATTGGAGAGCTTGAAGGATTTATTTTAAAGACCAAGAATAATATATCTGGAGCTTTAGATATCGTTTCTCCAAAAGATACTAAGCAAATAACTACTTTAATTGCTAAAGTTGAAAAGTTAAAGCAGTCTGAAAAGGATCTAAGTGATATAGTAAAGGGAGCTAAAAAAGCAAAAAAGGAATCTGCTGATTTAACAAAGGCTGAAGCTAATGCAGAGAAAGCATTAGTTCAAACAAAAGCAGAAAAGGTAAAACTTCAAAAGCACGAAACTGATTTAATAATTAAGAACAATAAGGAAAAGGATAGACAATTAGCATTATCAAAAAAACAGGCACTAGCAACAGAAAAGCAAGCTTTAAAGTTAAAAGCATTACAGCAGCCGTATAAGAAGCTTTCAGATAGACTTTTAGTAGCTACAAAAGCTTATCAAAATGTAGCAGCAGCAGAAGGTATTGCATCAACAAAAGCAATTAAATATAAAAAAGCACTCGATAGACTAGATGTAAGATTAAAAACTATAGATGCAAATGCAGGAAGGTTTCAAAGAAATGTAGGAAACTATGCTAAAGGAATGCAATCTCTTTCAAATATAGCAATAGCAGGAGGAGCAACTTTAGGAGTAGCAGGAGTATTTAAGCTATTCAAAGAAGGAATAGGAACAATGCGAGAGTTTGAACAGGCAAACGCAAATTTAGCATCAGTATTAGGAAAAACAAGACAAGAGATTAAGCCGCTTACTGATTCGGCAAAAGTTCTTGGATCAGAAACGGAATGGAGTGCAACACAAGTGACATCACTTCAGGACGCTTATTCGAGACTAGGCTTCTCGCAAAACGAGATACTGAATAGTCAAGCTGCAACTTTGCAAGGGGCAACGGCTTTGCAAGCAGATTTAGGAGCAACAGCAGAATTAACAGGAGGAACATTAAGAGCATATGGAGAAGATGCGACACAAGCTCAAAGATATACAGATGTATTAGCTAAATCAACAAGCACAACAGCCCTGAATTTTGCGAAATTGTCAACAGCATTACCAATCGTTGGGAAAACAGCAGATGTAGCAGGTGTTTCTTTTGAAAGAACAGCAGCTCAATTAGGAGTTTTGTCTAATAATAATATTGACGCTTCGAGTTCAGGAACGGCATTAAGAAACATTTACATTGAATTAAGTAATAAAGGCTTGACTTACGAGCAAGCAATGAATAAAATAAGAAATTCAACAGATAAGCTTAAAACAGCAAATGATTTATTTGGTAAGAAATCGGCAACTGTAGCGTTAACATTAGCAGACAGCACAGAGAAAGTAAACGAATTAGAGGAAGCTTACAATAATGCAGGAGGAACAGCTAAGAAAATGGCTGATGAACAACTTAAAACACTAGAAGGTAGTATTAAGCTTTTGAAATCTGCATGGGAGGGCTTTATTCTTAGTTTAAATGAGGGAGACAATGTAACAGAAAAACTTGCGATAGCGATTAAGTGGTTATCCGAAAACTTAGTTGATGTATTAAAAGCAGTTTGGTCTCTGATTAAAGTATTTGCAGTTTATAAAACAACAATGTTTGCAATTGCGAAAGCTCAAAAGATTGCAGCAATAGCAACGGCAATATACACAAAGGCAACAACGAGAGCAACAACAGCTACTAAATTATTCAATAAAGCAAACAAAGGAACAATATTGGGAGTAATAATTACTCTACTGTATGCTGCTTATGAAGCTTTTCAGTTCTTCTCTAGTGGAGCTGAAGATGCGACAAAGAAAAGTGATGATTATAATGAGTCATTAGAAGAAGGTAATGATTTACTAAAAGAAAGGAAATTTATAGCAATAGAAGAGTTATTCTTGCAAGAGGGGATAAATCTTAATAATTTAGTTAAAAGCCATGAGAAGTTAAACAATGTGCTTAAAAGTAGATTTGGATTCGATAAAGATGCCCTAGAGCTTTTAAAAGAAAGAATAGAATTAAGAAAAGCTGAATTGATTCAAAATAAATTAGAAGCAGATGAACAGATACCAAAATTAGGAGAAGTTATACAAACGTTAAATGGAAAAAGAAAAGCAACAGTAGAAGATATTAGGAGAAGTAGGGAATCGAATAAAAAAGCATTTGACGAAGAAATAGTACAGAATAATAAATTCCTATCTATAATAAATGAAAGATTAAAAAAATCAGAAAATGCAAATAGCAGTATTAAAGAAACGACAGGATTAATTGAAAAGCAAACAAAGAAGATTTCTGATTTGCAAAAACAGATTAAAGAAGCAAAAGATGAAGATCAGATAATAAGTTTAAATATTAAATTACAAAAAGCTCAAAAAGAATTACAACGATTAAATAATTTATACAGATTTTCAGCAGAAGAAAGGCTAAAAATCGAAACTGATTTAATCACAAATCAGACAGCGAAATCCATTGAATTAGAAAAGCAAAAAGCAAAGAAAATAATAGAGCAAATAAATAGTAATGTTGCAATATCAACAGAACAGAAAGAAAAACTTGTCGACAAAGAGAATGCTGTATTGAATAAAAAGATTAAAGAAATACAGATAGCAGAAGAAGAAAGGGTATTCAAGATTAAATTTGAGTATGAGCAATCGGTAAGAGATTTAGAATTAGACAGGACTCAAACGCAAATTGAGGAAATTGAAGAAGCTATTGAAAAAAGCACCAAACTAAATAATGCTGCTGAATTTGACAATCTAAAACAATTAGAAGGAAACAAGTATAATTTAAAGAAAAAATCACTACAGGATCAATACAGAGCTGAATTAGATTTCTTTGACAAAAGAGCTGCTGCTGAATTATTATTATTAGAGAAGGGGTCTGATGAATATAAAAAGAAGCAAAAAGAGAATTCAGACGAAAGAAAAAAGATTAAAAATGAAGAAATAAGAGAATTAGAAAGCTTAGATAAAGGATATCAAAAAACATTATCGGACAACGATAAGCAAAGGGAGCAAGATAGAATAGAAAATTGGAAAGAATTTTATGATAGCTATAAGCAAGTATTGGATCTTGTAGTTGATAAATTAGCAGAGGTTTATGAAAAACAGCTTACTTTATCAAAAGAGAATTTAACAAAACAAGAAGCTCAAGTTGAAAAACAAAGAGTAAGAGCTGAAGAAGGCAAGGCTAACACTTTATTATTTGAGCAAAAAGAATTAGCAAAAAGAGAAAAACAGATTATTGCTTCAGAAAAAAGACTAGAAAGGATAAGGAAAGCAAAGGCTTTGTACACATCTTACAATGCAAATCTTCAGAAAAAAGATACTACTTCAGGACAGGCACTTGCAGCAGCATTAAGAGATTTTGGAATTATAGAAGCTATTTCAAAAGGATTTAAAGATGGAGGTTATACTGGAGATGGTGGAATTAGTGAAGTTGCAGGAGTTACGCACGGAAAAGAATTTGTATTAGATGCTCCTACAACAAAAGGATTAGGATTAAAAGGCAAGAGCATGAGCTATGCAAGGGAAAAGTTATTAAATAGCTCGAATCCTTACATGAATACAAAACAGATAGCATTAACAGGATTAAAGCTTGCAGATCAAAAAGACAGATTCATAAAAGAAACAAATAGTAATATTAATATTCTCGGGCTAGATGAACTTAAAAATGAATTTAGGGAATTAAAGGAATGGCAAATGTCAGTTCCTATTCAAAAGGTAGATGTTCAGAAAATCACAAGTGATATACTTGATTTTGTATCTGAAACAAGAGAAGGAAATATGACTAAAAGACAAACTTACAGAGTTCATAAAAAAAGAATCTAATGGCTAAGATTGTACATAAAAGAAATGGTAATATAATCAAAGCACCTGACGGTTGGCAAGGGCTTGTTGTTAAGAAAGATTTCCTCACTAAAAAAGAGGATGATTCTGTTAATATAAATCAATTAATATTTTCTGGAGAAGAAGCTATTAATATTAGAGAAAGGATTTTGAACGGACTTACTGGAGGAGTAGGAATTTACGAAGGCGATCCTTATGAAATAGAGATTGGAGAAATCGGAAATCCAGTCTTTAAATTCAAGGGATATCTGGATTATGCAGATTCTCCAGAGTTTATAGGAGAAAATAAAGTAAGTGTTTCATTAAAGAAAAGACAAGGCAATGATTGGCTTAATGATGTAGCAGACGGTTTTAGCTTCAGATACTTACACGAAATAGGAGTGATAAGCGATTCGGACTTTGTGGAAGTACCTTATGTAATAAACTACATTCCAGATGGAACACAATTGATATTATTAAGCGTATCTCTTTACATGATGACTAATCAGGTTGTTGATGAGGTTTCAGAAATAGCTAAAACAGTAGGAACGATTATAAACGCTTCGATACCAGTTATAGGAGTAGGCGCAGGTGTAGGTGCGGTTGCTGTTACGGCATGGGATATTGGGGACTACATAATGGCAGGAATTGAATTGACAATAAGAACAGCAAAATTGATCTTATTAACAGTTGCCATCAAGAAGCTTATAGAAGAAATAAGAGACCAATTAATGCCACCAATAAGGCATCATTTAGGAATGAGTATTTATGATCTATTTGAAAAAGCTTGTACTCATCTCGATATGGAATTTGAAAGTACACTTTTGACAGAGAAAAAAGATTGGGTAATAATACCGTCAAAAGGACACAAAGGAGGGGAAAAGCCAGATGGTTGGGAAGGATCTTGGCAAGAGTCAGGAGTACCAGAAATGAATGGTCCATTTGATACTTTTGGAGATTTAATAAGAGTGTTTTCTTCAGCCTTTAATGCTACATATAAAATTACTGGAAATAAGTTCAGGTTTGAGAGAATTGATTTTTGGCATCAACATTCAAATTTTGTTATAGGAGATTTCTTTACGAATCAAGAAACATTACTAGATCATCATAAGCCAAACACCGAAGAAATAGTTTCGAACTATTTTATCAAATACAATTTTGATACTCAAGATCAGAATACATTGAATAATCAACAGGGAACATTGTTTCAGTCTATTTTAGAGCCAAACATAATAAACAATCCAGATTTAGTTAATTTGAAGCATTTACAAGAAATAGACATACCTTGTTCAGTAGGGCTTAGAAAAGAAAAGCTTACAAAAGTTGAGGAGATATTTAAAGAATTAGCACAACTTGTTGACACAATTGTAAACACAGGTTATGCAGGGCAGATTGATTCAAGAGTTGGGTCATTGCTTTTATCAAGTGATTTCTTAACTATTCCGAAATTGGTTGTAATGAAAGGCTCTAAATTAGCAAAGAATCAAAGAACATTAGTTGGAGCAGATAAACTTTGGGAGGATCTGCATTCAATTAATAGCTTTTACAATGGGAGTAATCAATGGAATAGATTCGAAGGTGTAAAAATGCCAATGTGTGAAAAGGATTTCGAGGAGCTTTTAGAATGTGAATTCTGTAAAGATTCAGAAGGAAATGATGCAATGATTGAAAAATTAGAATGGGAAAGTTATTCTAATACTGCAATTATGGATTACAGAATTAAGAAAAAACATACAAATAATTTAACTTTAAGGAATATTAAAACATGAGTAAGTACCAGACATTAGAGTATAGCAGTAAGCTTTTAACGAAAACAATACAACAGGCTAACAAAGAAATAGAAAAAGTTAAGGCTAATTTCAGGGATGTAATAAACAATACTGAAGGAGAAGAACAGACAAAGGTGATGCGTTTAAATGCAGAGCTAACAAAGGCTATCAAAAAAGCTGAAAATGGAGATGACTCATGTCTTAAAGAATTAGAAAAATTAAAAACCACTTTATTATAAAATCATGGGATTACTTATAAAAAGCAGGAAATACTCAAACAGATTCCAACCAGAAGAAGTTAATTTCCTTCTTGGAAATACTGGAGATTGGTTAAAATTAAAGCTTGAGTGTGAATTCGTTGTACTTATTAAATTCACATTGCAAGCTCCTTTGATTTTAGACTATGGAAATCTTGTAATTGGAGATGGCACATACTGGAATGATTATGGATTTATGGAAGGAGATTCTATTTATTTAATCTATACGATATTAACATTAAACGCTAATGGAGATATTATAGATACAGATAACACTTCTGAATTTTTAACAATAGATATCATACAGGGTGATATAGCTATATTGCAAACTGGATTTAATTACCCAGATTCAAATGTATTTCCTTACGTAAGTGGATTTAAAAAAGTCGTAGATGTTAAAGTTTATTCAGATAAAAAGCCAGAAGGTTTAGATATTTCATACAATCACTTAGCGAATTCATATGCAGATGCAACTTTATTACAATCAGTAATTGATGGAAGTATAACAAAAGTATTTGGAGAAGGATTAAACACTTTAGGGTTAACTTGGCACGATATGGAATTTAGCACATCGCAGTCAGGAATGAGCGTTAATAGCGCAAGATGGCGATTTATTTCTTCATCAGTATTTTATCATACTTACGAAATAGAGATTGTTTTTATGATAAGTTCATTTTACGAATACTTATCAAATTTCGAGGACAATATAAAGCCTAGCTATTTAATTGGAGAAGAAAGTTTAACAGATAACTTTCTAATTGTAGCACAGCCACAACTTAACAATCCAAATGTCAGAATACAAAACGATATGACTGACACAAAGAAACTTGGTTCAGTTGGTTGGTTTGACGAAAATTTCAACGGAAAAGAAAATGACTTTACGATAGATTCATTAATATACGAAGATGTTCTAACAGGGGATTTAGTAGATACTTTGAGTTTTTCAGATGAAGTAAAAGTAACAGCCGTAATAAGCGGAATTGAAAACTTGACAGCAGCAAGTAAAGTATCAATTGGTTTTGTGTGGCTGCCAGAAGATGAGAGTTTTTTTAAGAATAAAGAAAATCAGTTTCATAAAAATCTATTAATAAATACAGCAGGTGATTTCGTTGGAGGTGTATTTAATCCAGATGGAGTAGTAGATCAAACAATTTATCAAGGATTCACGAATGATTCTGCAATACGCATGGATGTAAGGCAGGTGACAATGACAGAAATGGGAGGTAATTTAGTATATGAAGCTATATGGTCGCCTACTGATGGATTCAAAAATTTCATTAATGATTTAGATGAATCAGAAAGATCTTATGGTATATGGATATCGGCAGCAGATAGAACGCTTAGTACAACTCTGTCAAATCGAGTTAATTTATTATTAGACTTTGATATTCTAACTAAGAGTATTCCAGTAGTAGGAGAGTGGGAGGGTTTAACAATAAATTATTACGAACATAATAACGATGGTAGCGAAGATGAATCTTGTAATCTGAATATGATTATTGAAGATGATATTTTAGTGAAAGTACAATATCCAATTAATGTTTTAGAACCTATTCCAAATGCAATTGAATATGCAGTTGAAATTGAAAATACAATAACAGGAGAAAGGGTTACTCTTGAAAGCTACAATATAAGTTTAGCAGGATTGCCAACAATTGATGATATTCCTCAAGTCAGTTTTGAAGAATCGAGAGGTTTTCATTATGTAAATGGAAATAATAAGAATTGGGTTAAAATAAATTCGATTGATGGAAGTCCAAATTATATAGGTTATTATGGTTTAAAAATTAGATGGGAGGATTGGATTCAAAAAGATGATATTCCAAATGATTTCTACAATGCTTTATTACTAAATGATGGATACAATAATAATTGGATTAATTATCTTCAGCATTCAGATTGGAAAGTTGTATTCTCTACATACCTAGAAGTAAATGATGACGAATTAGGAAATGTGAGATACAGGAATACAAGAGATCTTGAATTTGCTAATTACGATGAAAATGAAAATATAGAAGAATTAGAGTGGACTTTTAAAATAGAATCAACAGGAGATGAACTTGTGTTGGGTGTAGATGATGAAACAGGAAAGCCTTTAGGTGTAATACTTAGCAATGAAAAAGTAAGGGTTGAGGTTGTGTTTGAGAGGAATGACGGAAACTGGAGTTCAGTAAATGATATTTACGGATTGATTTGTATTGAAACTTATCGTGGTTCAGGATCTTTAGGATTTAGGCAGTTATCAAGTATCATTGATAGCGAACCAGATAATCCGTTAAGACCGATTATCGAAGGGGAGAGATTAAAAGTTGAGTTATTAACATCAAGCAGGGTAAGATTATCTTGTTTAGTAGATCCAGATTTATTACAAGAAGTTGAAAAATATAAACTAAGTGCAAGAATTAATTGTAATCAAGCTTAAAAATTAAGTATATTTGTTAAAAATAACATATCATGAAACACGAAATATCAAAAGGAATATTTATAGATGATACGTTATCATTTGAAAAGCAAGATGATAATGCTATAATGTTTATTGAAAAAAGTTTATATAATAGGATATTAACAACAGTAAAAAAAGGAAGCATTGGAAGACCTATTGAAAAAACTTTAGATTTTGGTAAAGAAATATACTTTATTGAAAAAAGAAAATATCAAAGAAAAAATGAAAATGCTATTTCAAGCAGGACTGTTTTAATTATTAAAAGATAAATATTATGTGGACAATTACAGATGGAGATTATTATGTTCATGCAGCATTAGGATTAGACACTAATGATGGAAGTGAAGCAACCCCTTTTAAAACAATACAGAAAGCATTTGATAGTGGAGCTTTTGGAGATAAAATTGTTGCAAGAGGTGTATTTCATGAAGTTACATCAGGTGGATTAGGTATGCACATTATAGGTGATGGATATTTTGAAATGAAAGGATTTGCATTAATTGGATTTGCTTTTTATATTTTGAATAGTGTTACTAATTGTGTAATAAGGGGTTATGACACAACAATTCATTCCACTGATACTTTCAAATCATGTGTATTCATAGAATGCACAGTAGTAGGACAACATAATACATCAAATGAATTTTTCCAGAATTGCGTGTTTATTAGTTGTGGAACTGTAAGATTAGAATGCAGTAAGGCATTAAATTGCACATTTTATAATTGCACAACTGTTTCTATTTTACCATCATTGTCGTTGTTAATAGTAAAAAATAGTTTATTTAACAGAACAATAGGAACTCTCAGTATTACTTCAGTAAATGTTTCAGATTTTAATTGTTTTGAAGATGGGTTATTAATAAACGGAGAAACCCTTGCACAACGACAGGCCGGGTTAGTTTTAGAACAACATTCAATAGGGCCAGTAGATTCAGGAATGAATAAAATTACAGATGGAGATTATACTTTATCTGTAACGTCTCCATGTTTAGGAGTTGGAGAAGGTGGAGCAGATATTGGGTCAACTTACAAATCATTATACCTAAATGGGTTGAATGCTTTATTTGATGGGGTTTCAGGTAACGGATCTAAAGATGCAAATGTTAATATAGATGGAAATGGAGTTGTTTCTTTAGTTTCTGGAGAGGTTGGCACTATTACGAGTGATGTAATAGATTTGCCAACTAACGGAATTTCTTATCCTGTTGGAATGATAAGGTTATTCGGAGCAGAAAATATATTAGATGGGGATGGATTCGACTTAACATTATTAGAGAATCTTGTTTACGAAATGAGATGGGGAGCAACTTCGACGGCTTGTTTAGCCGCATCTTTTGAGCCTTTCTTGAGAAGAAAAGAACCAACAATCGATTCGTCAGGACAAGGAAATGCAAATACTTTATTTGATCCATTAACAGAAGTTCCTTTAAATGCTGAATTTATACAAATTAAAGTAACTCTTAGATCTATACCATAGTGGCTTTGAATTTATCAAACATATCAATATCTCAAAGGAAGGAATCGGATAATCCTGCTAATGAATCTTTGAACATAGAAAATGTTCAAAAAAGCAGAAGCTCACCTTTGTATTCAGCGAATGTTGAAAATGCAGAAAAAAGCGGACATTCTAAGCTTTACAGTATAGATATTTCTGAAAGATACTGTATCCAATGCACAACTTCAGAAAGAGATATTGCATTTGCTACAAGAGTTGTTTTGCCAGATACGGATGTAATACCAGATAAAGGATTTAAAGAATGTTGTTACAATAATATTGTATTAGCATCTTTGGATGATGATGATGGTTACAAGAATGATTATAATTCATGGTATTTCAGAAAGCAACTAACATCAGATTCATGTGATTTTGTATTGATTGATAATGAAACTGGAGATGAATATGCTTTAAATGATTCTACTTATGGAGAATTCAAGCCTTTCGGCTCTTATCCAGATCAAATTAAGATGACTACTTACAGGGTAGATTGGAGAAAAGTTTTACAAACACTAGGAGAAGGTGTTTACAGTATGAGGCTAGATCAGACCATAGCAGGAATTACTTTTCCGCAGGTATCTAATTCATATAAACTACAAAGCTACTCTATTGAAAGGGCTAATAATTCTATAAGAATTGATAGCGTTATGAATGGGAGATTAGAGCATATCGAAGTGGACTTTAAAGGCGTTAATTTCAAGAACACTTTAAGGAGTAAAGGATTTTTCGGCAATAGAAATCCTAAGTTTACTCAAGATAATTTGGTAAGAAGGGAAAAAGGTTACGATGAGCAAATTTCCATGATTCAGGAGAACGAATATGTTTTAGAAATGGGATTGATACCTGAATGTATAACAACCCAGATTTACGATTTTATTTTATTTTCAGATGAAATTTTCTTATCGGATTACAACACAAATAATCATTCTTACAGATATAAAGTTCTTCCAGTTGTTTTAAAGAACAACAAAGGAGCTAAATATTACGTTAAAAATAGAGATTCAAGAGTGAATCTAGTATTTGAAGATAGATACAAAAATAAACGAAAAATAAATTGTTAGTATGAAGGTATATGCTGAAGGGTTACAGATAGTTGTAGTGTTGGGAGCAAATGGTCCTAGCTACATAAATTTTTCAGATGTTGTTTTTATCGAGTATGCTGATTTAGTTCATATAGCTGTATTTGATAATGAAACTAATCATACTTATTTAGATGTATGGTCAAATATCACAGATGAAAATGGAGTTCCTTTAGGATCAACATATCAAGAAGTAATTGATGCTTTAAATAAACTTTTAGTAATCGGAGATCCTGGTTTTTTAGGAACATTCGAGAACTACAATGCTTTAATAGCGGAACACCCAACGGCAGACGTTGGTCAATTAGTGCATTTGATTAATTCTCAAGGAACTCAATGGTTGCCTTATTCATTTGGAGGTACATTTTATCCAAAAGGTGATTATGTTTGGAATGGTGCAATCTGGAGTTCATCAGTAGATGATATTGCAAATGCTTTAGATATATTAAATAATCAAGCACACATACACGATAATAAACCTTTATTAGATGATTTAAAAGTAAGAGATAATTTCATTTTGATTAAAAGTGGAACTGAATTAGAAGAAGAATTTCCTCCAGTTGGAGGGGTTATAACTTTAACTACCAATATTGAAATAGAAGGATTTGTTGATTCAAATTATCAATTGAATTTAGGTGGATATTATATGGTAGGCAAAAATGCTTTTGCAGATAGATTTATATACATAGGGAATTCGGATGCTATAATAGGGCATAAGGGAGGAGTTATAAAAGTATTAACTTTAATGGCACCACTTGCAGGAACTAGATTATTCAATTTAGAAGATACACAAGGAAATAGAACTATTCTATTAAGAGATGTGGTGTTAAGTTCATGCGTTGATATTGGAGTAATAAAAGGATTCAATTTATGTGCGTTAAGTACTATTGATACATTAGAAAATAATAATGGAATCACATTTGAAAATATCAAAAATTTGTACTTAAATAATATATCATGGAGAAATACTAATTATGGAACATTAGAAAAGTATATTGGAGATTTTGAACTTATTCAAAATATTGGTGGAAAATATCATGTTGAAGCAGGAGTTACAGGAGTTGATATTTCTGGAATAACATCTATAAAAACAGGGGAATTATTAAACAGTCCATTTACAGGAGATGGAATATACATAACTGGAGTACCTAGTGTTGAATGGTTGATAAATTGTTTAGGTGTAGATTCGGAAGGTGATCAATTCAGTAGAGCTTTTCTTTCATACGACAACGGAACTCAAAACACACCTTTAACACAAAATGTTTGGGATTATTTTGATATGCCAACAGCAACATTAGATTCAAATACATCTCATAGATTTGAGCAAAACCCAATCTATCCAGACACTTTAATTTATAAAGGATTACATAATGTAAATAATAGAATTGTCATAACAACAGGAGTTAGAAGGATAGGAGGAGGAATTAACACTTATCAAATGAGAATTGTTATAGATGGAATTCAAATTGGTAAAACAAAGCAATTTGAACTTGGATCAACAGACACTTCGATAACATTAACCGCAATTCATAATTTCAAAACAGATGAACAAATATGGCTTGAAGTTAGAAATATTACTGATAATGATGATATTAGATTATTAACAGCATCTTTAACGATTAAGTAAAATGATTATACAAATAGAAAATAGCAAAATATTAAATAATTTAGATGAGTTAGGAAATATCGAAGACCCTAAACATGGAGATTGTTTTTATATAAAAAGCGAAGTTGATGCTTATTCTTTTTATGATTCAAAGAAATCAGTTAATAATGGAGAATGGAAACTAGATAAACATGCAATTCTTTATATTAAATATTATAATCTAAAAGAAGGTTACACAGATGTAACAGATTACTATCCTAATATAATTAGAACACCAATTGAAGAAATAAAAGATGCTTACAATAAATACAAATCAGATGGTGTTGAGTATAATGATAATTTCAGGGCTGAAATGGTTTTGAAATACAAATTAGGAGAACTGACAGAATCAGCGATATTCGAAATAGAATCAAAATTAAAACTAGTTAGGAATCTGGTTAAAAGTGGGGATTGGATGACGGCAAATTATGAATTAAGCTTAATTACAATTTCAGGAAGCTATACTCAAGAAATGCACGATGGAATAAATAATTACATAACAAATTATATTTCAGAAAATTACTAATCGTTTAATATCTATGTATTATGATTACTTTAGGAAATGTTCATATCGAGCTTGTAAAAGGTGGAGTTATTCAAAAAGAAAGAGTTTACAATCCATCTAGTAAATGGAGAACATACAAACTATTAAAGTCAATTGATATTGAATTATCTAACGGAATAATAGTACATATTCCAGAGGGCTTTGATTGGGATTTGAGTTCAGTTCCAAAATTATTATGGTGCATTTTCCCTCCAGATGGAGATTTTGAAATAGCGGCATTGGTGCATGATTACTTGTATAGGAATAAATTGATTTCAAGAAGATTTGCAGATAAAGAAATGTTGACTTGGAGTAATAAAGTAAATTTCTCAAAAAACATGGCTAAAGTTGATAATTATTTAAGATATTTAGGTGTAAGATTATTTGGAAAATTTGTTTGGAAAAATTAAAAGCTATGAAACTAGACTACTCATTTATTATCAAGGTGTTGACGGGTTGGTTAGGTAAAATTGGAATCTCAATTGGCGTTTTTGTTGCCCCGATTTCTTCTATGCTTTGGGTAATATTTGCTTTGATTATCTTAGATATGATTACTTCAGTAATGAAGCAATGGAAAGAAAAGAAATTAGAAGGAAAGAAATTGCTATTATTTCCGATACCTTTTTATGATGGCGATAGGGAAATTGTTTTTAGAAGTTCAGAAGCTAAAAAGACAATGATTAAAACATTCCTATACATTACATTTATTTCGGTATGTTATGCGTTACCTTATTCGATTATGGAATTTCATATGTATATGCCGCATATTGCAACAGCCTGTATTGGTTCTGTTGAATTAGTCAGTATTGCAGAAAACAATTCTGTTACAACAAACAACAGCATATTTGTAAAAATCACTAAAGTTTTAACCAAAAAGCTAAATAGCTATATTTCGGATAAGACACAAAACAATAAATAACGAAATATAAATAGACATGAATTATTTTGGAATTAAAGAATTTAATACATCAAATGCAGAATTAAAAGAAGAAATTAAAGTTAAGATTATAGAAAACTTCATTAATCCTTTAAATCCAATAAGGATTGCTTTTGGAAAATTCATCTTCGTAAGATCTGGATATAGACCAGAGCTATACAACAAACAAGTAGGAGGAGGTAAGCATTCGCAACATTTGTTTAAAAGCAAAGGAGCTTGTGATATTTCGCCAACAAAATCAGGAGTAAAACCAACTAAAGCAGATATGGATTTATTAGAAACTGTATTGATTGAAAGTGGGCAATTTACTCGAATAGCAAGATACAAGACATTTTTCCATTGTGATTATAAAGGAAGTATAAGAGCTTTATACAATTCAAAATGGGTTAAAATAAAACTTATATAATGAAAATTTCCAAAACCAACATTTTACTAGCATCTATAATTATAATTATGTCAATTCTGTATTTAAAGTCTTGTGAAAGCAATTCTTTTAAGTCAGAGTTGATTATTTCATTGAACGATACATTATCTATCACAAAAGATGAGAAAGGTCGTCAAAAGGCTCAAATAGGAGTTTTAAAATTTGAAAAAGAAAAGGATTTGTTGGAAATTAGAACAAAAGACAGTTCTATTATAAAACTTCAGGATATCGTAAAAGATTACAAAGGCAAATTGAAAGCTGCTATAATTCTAGGAAATTCAACAAGTGATTTTGGGAGTTCAGAAACAATAGTAATACTTGATACTTTACATTTAAAACAGTTTCCTACGTACAAAACAAGTTGGAATGAAAAGTGGAGTAAAGGAACTATAATCGCAAATAAAGACAGCATACATAGAAATATTAGTTTTAAAAACGAATTTGAGATAACATTAGGAAATGTCAGGAATAAACTTTTCAGGAAAAAAGAGTTTGATGTAATAGTAAAAAATAACAATCAAAATACATATACAGAAGAACTAAGAGCATTTTCTGTTTCGCCAAAATCTAAGAAATTTAATTTAGCTCTTCAGATCGGGTACGGAATCAATAGCAATTTAATGTTGACTCCATATTTAGGATTCGGATTGTCTTACATAGTATTAGGAATTAAGTAAATTAAACCTTATATATAGCATCAAACCTCTAGCGTTCTGTTAGAGGTTTTTCTTATTTAAAATAAGTATAAATAACATATTTTATTACAAATAAATGAATAAATATTTGCAAGACAAAATAAAACGTTGTACGTTTGCTTCATAATCAAATAAAAAAACGATGAAACAGCAAAAGGCACTTTTCACACAAAAGGAAATTATTCTAAATCATTTAAATAAGAAAAGCTTGACGTCATTAGAAGCTTTCAATCATTATGGAATAATGAGTTTGAATGTAATCATTCACAGGCTAAGAAGGTCTGGTTGTGACATTGAAACAACAAAAGAGGAAGGAGAAAACAGATTTGGAATGGAAGTTGAATTTGCTAGATACACACTTAATAAATAGATTATGAAAAAGGAAACTAAAAAAAACAAAGCAATCAATCATTTGATGAAGTATGATAAATCGAATACTGAAATTTATCATACTCAAAAGCATTGTAACATATGAAAGGGAAGGTTATTTTTTGGTTGCAATTTTTGAAAAATCATTCAGACCAAGATTCCATTACAAATTTCAGAAAGAAGAATCAAGAGATAATTTCATCAAGGAAGCCAAAGTAATTGAAGATAAAGCAAAGGAGCAGATAAACATTATCAAATAGAATTGAATAAGAATTTAGTGTTGATGTGATAACTCAAGATAAAGTTAAACATAGGGTATTGGAATTTTTCATGGATGTACAGACACAAAACGATTTAATTGTATAGAAAACTATTTAAAATTGATTATTATGACTTTGATAGATTTATTAAGATTTACATTCTTGATTGGGACTAAAGAGTTGAGAATAAAAAGGGATCGAGAGTTGAATATTAAGTATTTTGAGATTAAGCCAGACTTGGACAAAGTGAAATCTTGCATTTATTCCTGCAAAAATAGAGTTCAGTTAGAGTCAGCCAGTAGAATGATTAAAATATTTTACAGAAGACATAAGGATTTGAGTTTGCTAATTGAATTAAAAAGGGATTACAGAAATAAATTAGTAAATATATTATATTAATTAAAATAAATATTCTATATTTGTGATAAATTAATACAAAAAGAAATGGATGGACAGAAATTGCAAGAGGTAAGTTTAAAGGAACTTATTAAAATTGTAGCAGTAAATAACAAGATGACTTTGACAGAAGTTGCTGAAGCATCTGGAAGAACTCAATCATCATTATCAAATGCTTTGAAAAGGGGTAATATAAATGTATCTTTACTAAGAGATATTCTAAAGGGCTGTAAAGAGCCTTTAGTAATAAGTATTTCTAATGGTCAAAAATATATTTTAAAATGAGAAGTTTAAGTGGTTTAAAACCTGAAGATATTGTCTTTATAGATATTGAAACGGTAAGACGTTGCGAAAATCTAATTGAAGGATCTAGGGATTATGAAGCTTGGAAAAGAAAGCTTGGAAGGAGATTAGAAAAGCAGGATATTGATATCATTGATGATTATCATAGTCGAGCTGCATTCTTTCCAGAGTTTTCAAGAATTGCTTGCATATCTGTTGGAAGGATTGTCGGTAAAAAGATAGTTGTTAGGACTTATCAGTATGAAGATGAACATAAGATACTAGACTACTTTAATACAGACTTAGAAAATGTATTTAGGAAAAATCCTAATACAATACTTTGCGGTCATTCTATCAAGAAGTTTGATGTTCCTTTTTTGATGAAAAGGTCAATTTCAAAAGGTATAATTCCGTCAACTCTAATAGATGTTGGAGGACTAAAGGCGTGGGATGTTAAGATGATAGATACTATCGAGCTGTGGAAGGGTACAGGATTCTATAATTGTTCATTAGATTCAATGTGCTTATCTCTTGATATTGATAGTTCAAAGGATGAGATAAGTGGTTCTGAAGTTGGGGATCTTTACTATGTAGATGGAGGTATTGAGAAAATAGTAAACTATTGTGAAAAGGATGTTGTTGCAGTAATAAATTGCTTTAGGAAGATGAATTTTCAAGATGTTCTCACTATTATAGACCATCAGGAAGTAAAAGAGCCAGAGCCAGAAACTTTATTTCAAAGAATTGCAAATACTGGAGTCATAAATGAAGAAGATGAAATAGAAATCATAAAAGAAGCATCTTTATTGAATCACAAAGAAAAGCAGTTATTTATTGACATGATAAAAGCATCATTGTCTAGATTAGGTCAGGAACTTACAGAAGAAATAGAATTGGAAATATTAAAATCATAAATTTTAATGGAAAGAAAAATAAGATTACCACGCACGACAGCAGACGGTAAACCTAGAATTAGTTACAGCCAATACAAATTATGGAAAGATCTGAATTCATTCAATCTGGGAGTAGATGGGTGGAAGGAGTATATAGTTAATTACTTTCTTGGTTTCCGATTTCCAGATAAAGGTTGGGGAGAATTTGGGCGTGATGTAGAAGATTACGTTTGCACAAGAAAAGGAAAAGAGAAGTTTAAAAGTCTGGAACGCAAAACTTTAGACAAGATTAAGCCTTTGGGTACTTTTCAGAAAGAAATTGAAGTTGACTTTGGAGAATTCGTACTATTCGGGTACATTGATGATTGTAAAGAAGATCTTTCAGTAATCAGGGATTACAAAACAGCCAGTAAATCAAGCAAGGAAAAATATTACTCTAGTGATTTTTGTCAATTAGACTTTTATGCTATGTTTGCTATACAAGAAACTGGAGAGATACCAGACTTGGAAGTTGTTATAATTGAAAGGAAAGGAAATTGTATGTTCTCTGGAGGTAGAGAAAAATTGTCAGTTGGAACAAATATCTGGACAAATCCAATATACACAGACCTTGATAGAATCGAGCATCTAAAGGAAGATTTAACAAGTGTAGTACATGAAATATCAGACTATTACAATTTATATTTAAGCTTAATAAACAAGAAGTAAATATGGCAAAAAACGAAAAAAACGAAGAAGTGAAAGTTCTCACAGTAGATCAAGCTTTGGAAACAGTAGAAATAAAGGATGTTGCTACTGGAGAAAATGGAGAATTAGTTAAGTTGGTAGATGTTGAACATACCAGAGGTATAATAGTTCAGTTGTCCAAAAAGTACAAAAAGCTAGTTGTAACAAAGGATAACTACAAAAAAGAAGGTGCTGAAGCTGAAAAAATATTAAGGCAAACCAGATATTCTTTACAGAAAGTTTCAAAGTCAAACATTAGCATCTTAAATAAAGCCAAAAAAGAGGACAAGGAGCTATTCGAATCTTTAATTGATATCATACAACCAATTGAGGAAAAACTAAAGATAGGGATAGAAGAATTCAAGGATATAGCTCAAAGAGAGAAAGAGTTACAAGAGAAGCTTGAGGAGGAAAAGATAAAAAACATCACTAATAAGCTAAAGGACTTAGATGTTTGGTTTGAAAAGAAAATTGTTACTGCTAAAACTCAAGAAGATATCATTGAATACAATCTAGAACTTGATAATTTAGAAAAGGAATTTGAATCTTTTGGAGATTTTGAATTCGATGCAAAAAAGATCCATGCAGCTTTCATAGGAAGAAGAAAAGAAATAGAATTGAGAGTAAAGGAAGTTTCTGAACTTGAGGAGGAAAGATTGCAAAGAGAGAAAAATAAAGGTGTAATTCTTGAGATGAGAATTAAAACTTTACTTGAAATGGATTATAAAAATGATCCTCAATCAGAAAAATTAACTGGAGTCAAAAATTTCACTCATTCTGAAATATTAGGATTCAACGAAATTGAATGGTACA